GCGTTGAGACAGCAAAACTTGCAGAAGGAAGTGAGCACACTCCGCAACAAGTACGACGGTATCGACTTTGACGAGAAGGCGCTGTACGCGCACGCTCTGAAGAACAAGATCAACAACCTTGACGCCGCATTCACCCACATGAACTGGGATAAAATGCAGACGGCAGAGAGGGACGCTGAGATTGTTGGAGAGAAGCGTGCAGCACAGATCGTTGATGGTGTACCGGGTTCCCCTGAGGGGAACGTAGAACGTGCGGTTCATGCGGTGAGTTCAATCCGTGACGCATGGCACTTGGCTCAAGATGAACTATCCAACACCTAACTAACGAAAGGGGTGATTCAGTATGGCTGGCAACACGAACTTCAATGAGATTCTAAGCACCACGCTGAAGAACTACATTCCTAAGTTGGCGGATAACGTCTTTACCGCTCGCCCGCTGTTTTATGCGCTAACCAATGGACAGACCATTCGGCGCATCAGCGGTGGAGCGACAATCGTTGTCCCCATCATTTATGGAACAAACAGCACAGCCGCTTCGTATGAAGCCGCAGATACTATTGCCACGACTGCTCAGACCGGTATTTCTGCCGCTGAGTACAACTGGAAACAGTATGCGGCCACCGTAACCATTACGGGGATTGAAGAGGCCAAAAACAACGGCGAAGCACAGATCATTGACCTTCTTGAAGGCAAGATCATGCAGACCGAAGAAACCATCATTGAGAACATGAACACCATGTTCTGGGGTGACGGGACTGGCAACAGCAACAAGGACTGGATTGGTCTGGACCTGATTGTTACCAAGCCCAACACCACACTTGGTGGAATCGACCCGACTGCTGCGGGCAACTCATGGTGGGCGTCCACCGAATCCAACGAAGCAGGTGCTTTGGCACTCACTAGCATGGCTAATGTGTACAACACCATTTCAGTTGGTAACGACCAGCCCTCCATCCTTATCGGCACACAGGCTGTGTACGAGTCTTACGAGGCTCTACTCCAGCCGAACCTACGGTACACGGATGCCCGTGTAGCAGATGCTGGCTTCCAGAACCTGCTATTCAAGGGCGCTCCGATGACCTATGATAGTGCCTGCACAACCGGTGAACTTATGTTCTTGAACAGTAAGTACCTCCGGTTGGTTGCTCATACCGAAACGTGGTTCCAGCCGACACCGTTCGTGCGGCCCACAAATCAGGATGCCCGCTACGCACAGATCCTGTGCTACGGCGAGTTGACATGCAGCAACCGTGCACGACAGGGATACCTGTTCGGCATTACCTGATAACCTAGGAGCAGAACTTGTCACGAGAAATCGCTCTGGTCTACAGCAAGAATGCTGAACCAGCAGGCTCACGCGGCGCCACACCATCCCATTACGCACCCGGTTCACGCTCTGGTGCGAGGATGGTACCCGGTGGGACTGCGGACTGGAGTGAACCTCCCATTTCTCGTGACGGGTTCTGTTCCGAAATGACCCGCCACGGGGTGCCCTGTAAAGCGCATCCCGTGGCGGAGTCAACCCTCTGCATCGGACATACGAGGCAAAAGGCTGCTTCCTAATGGCAAGCATGACGATTGCGGAAATGCGCGCGCAAGCGCGCGCGGTTGTAGACATCGACGCAACAGACATTTCCGATACCGTTCTAAACAACATGATCGGTCAAGGATTCAACTCTATTGTCTATAGTGAGAAGCGTTGGCCGTTCTACGACACTTCGACTACGTTTTCTACCGCCGATGGAACCAAGGATTACACCCTCGCTACTGTAGGCGCTTCGGTGACGCAGGGTTTACGTGACGTGGTTGCGGTACGCAACGACGATCACGTTATACAGTACATTGGTAGCGATGACGCTGATTCCAACTATCCGTTGAATGTTGCATCATCGGGTCAGCCGTGGGAGTGGAGTTTCTGGAACGAAACCATTCGCTTCTACCCGACACCATCTTCAGTCAAAACCATCTACGTTCGCGGGATCCGCAACGCAACCGATTTCGGAGCAGGTAGCGCAGACAGCGCAACCCCGGACATTCCCGATCCGTTTCATTCCGTACTCGTTACCTACGCCATCGCCAAATGCTATTTGCAGCAGGAGGATCCGACAATGGCGGACCAGTACCAGCGCGACTACATGATTGAACTTGACAACGTGGCGCGCAGGTATTCTGATACGCCGTCACCACAGCCTCTGGTTGGCAATAGCCGCCGTTCAACCCGCTACCTAGCCGGGATGGGTCGTCTGCGGTACGCCAATACCGGTGGCGTTGAGTGGTAGCGGGCAATGGCCCGCAGAGAGTTCAAACTAGAGGTTCTTGAAGCCTTCACCGGGGGTCTGAACCTGCGTTCGGACCAGTTCAACCTTGCGGACAACGAATCTCCCGATCTGTTGAACGTGCTGGTCGATCCTCGTGGCGGCATTCGTATGCGTGATGGCGTGGATCGCCTTAATACGACAGCATTGAGTGCCGACATCAAGGGTATTTGGGGTTTCCACACCGATACCGGAACCAGTCAGGTGATGGTCAACTACGGCACCGATGTTGCCTATGCCACTACGGGCAACTTTACCGCCCTGACTGGTATCACGTCACGAACCGCTGGTTCGCGCGTGTATGGCATGACAATGAATAATGTCGCTTACGGGGTGTCAGGTGACAAGGTTGCGTTCAGGTGGAATGGTTCCGCCGCAGCAGACCTTGGCCTCACATTGGATGGTTCTGCGGGAAACTTCCCACAGGCCCAGTATGTGGCCTTCTGGAACAACTTCGCGTGGGCAGCCAGCACAATCGAATCTGGCACGAACTACAAGTATCGGGTTCGGTGGAGCAATGCGAACGACCCGGAGAGATGGGCTGCTGCCGACTATGTGGACATTGATAAGGGAGAACACGGTGATTACATCACCGGTATTCTCCCAATGGGTGATCGTCTACTGATATTCAAGTCCAATAGCGTGTATGCGATCTTCGGTTTCGATTCCGATTCGTTTCAGGTGGTTACTTTGACGAACAGCGTGGGTTCCACCCCGCTGTCGTCCCCGGTGCATTCACCGTTCGGGGTGTTCTTCTGGTCAGCGGAGGAAGGCGTTTACCTGTATAACGGGCAACAGTTTATTTGGTTGTTCTCCAAGTTGTCCCCGGCCTTGGATGATGCACGCATTCGTACAACGAATCCGCCTCAGTTGGCGTGGGGAAACAACAAGTTGTATGTTTCAGTAGATTGGGTTGAAAACGCTGTAACGACAAGGCGTGTATTCATTTATGATCCGACAATCAGCGCGGATGGTTCTTGGATTATGACCGATATTGATGTCGGTCCAATGCTGGCATACCGGCCTCCGAATGCCGCAGCCACCGTTTACGGCGGCTGTGTTGCCAACACGGGGATTCTGGTTGACGTGGAAGACGACCAGAATCGCACCAGCGACCGGTATGTTGGTTCCACGGAAGTCCATATCGTTTCGTACTTTGTCACCCGGTGGGTGACGGGTAAGAACCCGATTGTGAAGAAGCGGTGGGGTCGTCCGCGTGTCGTGTTGTCGGCAGAGGCGACGATCACGTTGCCGATTCTGATTTACAAGGATTTCGACAAGTCGGAGCAAAGCAACTCCTTTGACCTGTCGGTAGTGGGGAAGGTGTCTCAGTCGCGTTGGGATACGGCCAAATGGGATGACGCCGACCCCGTTTCAGTGTATTTGGCTGAATGGGATGCCATTTCAGCGGATTTGACTGCGAATGTGCAGAACCTGCCCACACTTGGGACAGGTAGAAGTGTTAGTATGAAGGTCAGCGGGCCTTCTTCCGACAACCATTGGGAAGTGAACGCTTTAGCGTTTACTTACACGCCAAGGAGACTCAGGTAAATGGCAACTCTTGCTGTTACGAATACGTTCTCCGCTGGGACGACTATCGTCGCTGCGGATGTAAACCAGAACAACGACGATATTGAAGCATTCATCAACACCACACCCGGTGTTGTTCAGAACGACATTGTTGATGTTTTGGGTGATTTGATTGTCGCTAGTGGTGCTGACGCTGTTAGCCGATTGGCGGCAGGGACCAACAATCATGTTCTGACAGCAGACAGCGCCATATCTGCTCATGGACTGAAGTGGGCCGCAGCCCCAACACCGACTGATATTACGGTCGCTGACACGACTGACGCGACCTGTTTCGTGGGTGTCTTTGAGTCCGCTACGGGCGATCTGGCCCCGAAGACTGATGGTGCGTTGCTTTACAATGCCAGTACGGGTTCGTTGGAGGCCACGGTGTTTACCGGTCCTTTGACCGGGAACGTGACCGGTAACGCTTCTGGGACCGCACTTACTGTGACTCAGGCCGCACAGTCGGCTATCACTTCAGTTGGAACCCTGACCGGGTTGACGATGGGTGGCGAACTCGCAGTAGTAGATGAGGTCGTTTCACGCCCGGAAATGAAGGATTATGCGGAAACGGTCAATGCCATCGGTGGAACCGGTGGTGGGACACAGGATTTGGACATCGCTTTGGGCAATGTCCAGACGGCAACAGTTGATACGTCAACGAACACGTTTACGTTTAGCAACCCGTCAGCAACAGGTAAGTCATGTTCGTTCACTTTGATTCTCACGAATGGTGCATCGCAGACGGTGGTGTGGCCGGGAACTGTTGATTGGGCTGGTGGAACCGCTCCTACTTTGACCGCTGCGGGCATTGATATACTGACGTTTATGACGATTGATGCTGGGACCATTTGGTATGGCTTCTTGGCCGGGGCGGCAATGGCGTAATGCCTCTTGGTGCGGCTAAGGCCGCGTTGCTTGGCGCTGCCGGTTCCGGTGCTGCGTTCACGGCGTTTGGTGGGATCATCACGCAGTATGTGGATGGTGCCACGACGTACCGTGTCCACACGTTCCGTGGTACAGGCAAGTTTGTGGTGTCTTCTGGTGAGGCTGATTGCGATGTTCTGGTTATCGCTGGCGGTGGCACCTGTGGTGGCTTCGGCAGCGGTGTGGACAACGGAGGTCGTGGCGGTGGAGGCGCTGGCGGTCTGCGAACCGACACGGGTTTCGCTGCAAGCGTTACGTCTGGTGACAGCGGCACAGCCGTCCATACGGTCACCGTCGGCGTGGGTGGCCCGATATGGAAGGATCAAGTGCCTGCCATAAGCGAGGGGACTTCGGGAGGCGACAGTTCTGCTCTAGGGATCTCCAGCACAGGTGGCGGCTTCGGGGGTTCTACAGGAGGCGGCACTAAGGTGGGTGCCTCTGGTGGTTCTGGTGGCGGCTCAGGTGGTCAAGGGACGGGCGCAGCGGGCAGTTCAGGCAACGCTGGCGGTTACAGCCCCGTGGAAGGCTACGCAGGAGGCAACTCTAATGGTGCGGGCTGGGATGGGTCTTTGGGAGCAGGCGGTGGCGGTGGCTCAAGTAGTGTCGGTACTAACGCTGGGACGGGAACGGGTGGCAACGGAGGCGCTGGTACTTCAGGGATGATGGGCATTTCGGCCACAACCCGTACTTACGCTGGGGGTGGCAGCGGTGGCGGTAACACAAGCGACGGGACGGGCAACGCCGCTGGTGGGGCTGGTGGGGTTCCGAACACGGGTGGTGGAGGCAACGGCAAGAAAAGCATGGCCGCTGCTGGAGAACCCAACAGCGGGTCTGGTGCGGGTATTGTCATCATCCGATACGAGGTGGCCGCATAATGGCTGATCCCGCATACATCGTTGATGGTGTTCTCACGGACGGTGAGGCATGGGTCGGTATCGCCCACGCATCCCTCTCCTTGCCTGCGGCGGTAGTTACTTGGACTTCAACTGATGACGGCCAGACGGGCGACTTCTCCCAATACATGGATCTGGTGATTGTTTCGTACACCCGTGGTGCTGGTGGAAGTGCTGTCGGTTATCTGCGTATGAACTTCAACAACTCGTCAGGGGATCGACACAGCATCCAATGGCTCTATGGCGACGGCTCGTCTGCGGCGGGGTCGTCTACGACCGCAGGGTCAGGGGATCAAATCATCGGGGTTTCTCTCGGTGCGGCTGCGGGAGCAAACGAGTTCTCGTGCACTGTCACGCAACTGTTCGACATCAACAGCGGCAAATACAAGTCGGGGATTTCAAGTAGTGCGGGAGATTCTGACGGTGATGGCAAGGTGTTGCTGCTTGGAATCACCGCGCTATTGCAGGCTCCGATCACGGAGATTGATCTGGTCTGCGACGGGGGCAACATTGCGGCTGGTTCCACGTTCTCCCTGTTCGGTGTGCTCCCCAGGATGGTGGCCTGATGGCTGTGATCGAAGCAATCGCCACAACGTATTTGGAGGCTGATGCTGCGTCGGTGACGTTCTCGTCGCTGGGGTCGTATGAGCATCTTCAGATTCGGGTGTCAGGGCGACACAACAATGCGGGTGGTGGTGGAGGCAGCATCTACATCCGTTTCAACGGTGACACGGGCAGCAACTATTCGACTCATTCGATGCAGGCGTACAACGGCGCCAATACGGGTGCTAATGCGTACACGGGGCAGGCTTATGTGTATGCGGGTGGGCGTATCACGGGACCGTTGACACCATCAGCATCGAACTACGGCACATCTGTGATCGACGTTCTGGACTACCGAAACGCAAACAAGAACACGACGATGCATCAGAAGAGCGGCGTCGTTGACGACTATCACGTTGACGACTATCAGGGCAACTCGTTTCTCTGGTTTAGTTCGTCGCTGTGGGATAGCACGGCGGCGGTGACGAGCATTCTGCTGTACCCGCCGTCGGGTTCTTTCAATCGTGGTTCTGAGTTCACCCTCTACGGATTGAATAGTGCCTGATGGCTGCTTTCACTGTTATCGACCACACTGAGATTGGCGTTTCTGGTGCAGCGTCGTGGAATGTGACCAGTATCCCGTCGTCGTATGACCACCTGTTAATCAAGGCGTCCTTGCGGATAAGCAACGGCAATGAAGATTCCGACATGAAGATCCGCTTCAATGCCGATACGGGCACCAACTATTCGACTCATTCGATGCAGGCGTACAACGGCGCCAATACGGGTGCTAATGCGTACACGGGGCAGGCTTATGTGTATGC